CAAATCCTGAAACTTGATTTCCTGTGTTTAAATAACCTGCATGATAACCTGAAGCTGTTTGATAAGCTCCTGAGTTTTGATAACCTGCATAATAACCTGAAGCTGTTTGATAAATTCCTGTGTTTAGATAACCTGCAAGATAACCTGAAGCTGTTTGACTATCACCTGTGTTTTGCCTACCTGCATAAAAACCTGTGGCTGTTTGACTATTACCTGTGTTTAAATAACCTGCATAATAACCTGAAGCTGTTTGACGAGTAGAATTAGCATTACCAGGATTACCTGCATTAAGACCTACTAAAGTTGAATAATAAACAGCTTCACCATTCTTATCAAGTTTCAAAGCATTAACCCCGTCGTACATATAATCTGAACCTGCATTAATATTTATATTTCCATTGACGTCTAAGGATTCAGCTGGGGAAGTCATTCCAATTCCTACATTTCCACTAAAACTATAATTCCCTGTTCCAGCGTCTCCATCATTCTTAAGATAATCATCAGCAGTTTCAACAGCAGTAACAGCTTCAGCGTCGGTATATTTAATATGAGATTGATTAATCAAAGCTGTTTTTTGAGCTTCTGTTAAATGTTCAAAATCAGTACCCATGTTTAACCCTGCCAAATCATTATGAGCAAAATCAGAAGCTATATAAGTTGTATTATTATCGACATAGTTTGCTGCATTAATAATTTTAGGACTTTGGTCTATTTCCCAATCTACCCCTACTGCTGAATCATCAACATATTTTTTATTAGTAATATCTTTATCTGCTGTTGGTGCCAAATCAACCGTACCTCTCTTAATATTAATTTGGTCCACGATATTCTTATCGTCCATATTGTCAAAATTACCAGCTCCTCCAGGTCTTGAATATTTAGTTCGGTCTTTTCTTTGGGCTTTTGAATTAATAATTCGTTTAGTATTCATAGAATTAGATATAAATTAAACTTTAAATAATTATGCAGAGGTGATTGTTTCCCATTTAGTCCCGTTTGAGAATATTAATTTTGCTCCTGAAAGATATATCGTTCCTGCTGCTGTAGCGTCAGAATTTGCATTTACAGTAGGTAATAATAAAACACTTGGTAAAACTGGGTCTCCGATTACTTCCATAGAATTATTTCTCCTTTTTGGCTTTTACTTTTTCAACACTAGCCAAATAAACTTTAACATCTTCTGGTATACTAGAATTGGTTTTCTCTAATTTATCAATATCTTCTTTACTCATTAAATGAAACCATTTTTCACCACGTAGAACTTGAAATTTATAATTCATTATTCGGTCCCCGTTATTGTATAAATCGATTTTTTATGTATAATTTGAATTTGTCCCATTTGCCAACTTCTAAAGATAGTGCTTATTCCTTCATCAACAATTTTAGCTGATTGGAAACCTAGAGCTGATTGCCATTGAGCAGTTTTATCTCTAATTATAATCATAGCTTCTGCGTCAGTTACTGAAGTAGTTTTAACTATTGTTAGTCCACACACTTGCCCCATTTTACCATTGGAAACAACGTCGGCTGTTTTAAATGTTGGATTGTTAATTACTTTAGAGTTTTGCATTAATGAAGCGTAGTCATGAGGATTCAATAATAGAACACCTCCACTTTGAGCGTCATAATTATTTTCGTCCATAGCTTGAATACCCCTTAAGATATCATTAATTGGATTTTGATTAGTAGCTGTAGCATTGTCCCATGTAGCAACTGCCCCAACTGTTCCTGAAGTTCCTGTAGCTGCAGTTAAAGCTGCATAAATAGCAATATCTATTCTGTTAACGATTGCTTCAGCAATTCCATCTACAGTTCTTGCTTGCATATTGAAAGCTCCTAATCTTAAATCTTCAACAGAGATTTTAGCTTCTGCTCCATACTTAATACTTTCGCTAGAAGTTTTAGTCCAAGCTCTATTTACAGTAGGAAATTCTGAAAATTTACCAATTCCTTTAATATCACGAGTTCCCGACGCTGTTAAAATAGTTGCGTCTTCTTCATAATAAGTTTCAGTTAAATTACTTGATTTTAATTGTTTTAATAATGGTTTTAATTTAAACTTTTTAGCTGCTAATACTGTAACAACTTTAGAAATGTTCTCTCCTCTAACGTCTGCTTCTCCAGGTCTATCTGACATTATGATAAGCTCCCTATCTTAACTTCTCCTGTACCACCACCAGCGATAGTTTGCAATGCTTTTCCGAAAGCTTTACCATTCAATAAATCAGCTGCTATTGCTGCTTTAATTAAATTAGCTCCACTTAACGCAACTGCTGCCCCTGTTGTAATTCCAGCTCCTGCATCAGTTAATAAAAATGTTCCTTCAGTAAATAATCCTAAATCAACAACGCCGTTGTTTGCTACTTTTTCAGTTGCAGCAATACCAGCAAAAACATCTGCTCCTGAACTTGCAGCTGCAGTTCTAGGGTCTGATAATTTACAAAGAGTATATTGTGGGATTCCTGCGTCTTCTGCTACAGTAAAATCATGAGATTCATAAGGTCCTTCAATTTGAGTAGCTTCGTTTGCCATGCTTTAACTTAGGTACCCTAGTATATAAAGTTTTCTAAATCTGTTCAATTCCTTCTTTAAATTTATCTTTCTTAAAAGGTCCCCAATGAAAAGCACAACCCCCAGCTGGTCCGTTATGTTTCATAATAACTTTTAGAACATCTTTTTTAATATTCTTTTTTTCAGTATGGGGGAAAGCTAATTCATAAGTCTTAATTTCTCTCGGCATTAATTGTAAAGCTCCGATAATCTTTCCAGTTTTTTTATCAATATAATTATAATAAATATCCTGAAGGTCTTCGACAATTCTACGAATTAATTTTGGAGAGCCTCTTAAGATTAAATACTTGTGCATAATTCTTCTAATTTTTTTAAAACAAATTCATTAATTTCGATTCCAATTTCACAATCTTCTTCGATTTTCTTTCCTTTTTTTCGGCTATCGATTTGAAGTTTTTTAATTGTTACAATGGCTTCTTTAGTCTTTTTAATTTCTTCTAGAATAACTTCTTTTGTTAAAATCATTTCATTAAATCAATTTCTCCACGTTCAAATTTGGCAGTAAATTCTTCGTCGGTTTCAGGCACAGGTGTTGGTTTGGATTCCCCAGCATTACTTCTTCCTTCTCTTTTTTCTCTTTCTGCGATGTCTTCTTCTCTAGCCAAGATTTCTTCTCTTCTGTCAAGCTCTGCTTCTTTTTCTTTAAATGCCAGCTCCTTTGGTGTTTCCTTTGATTCCCCCGAAGTCTCTTTTTGTATTTCTTGTGTTTCTTTTTCTTCATTTGTCATGTTTATTGTCCTCCCTCTAACTCTATTAATCTCAATTCTTCAGCTTCTTCAAATTTACCTTCTCTAATTAATTTATAATATTCTGCGTCTTTACCCATATTTTCCAATTCTGTTTGTCTTGATTTTTCTTTTGACTTTTCAAATTCAGAAGTTTCATTTCCTGCTGCAATTTCTCTTGAATTATTTATTAAAGTTTGCCAGCCTTTATTCGCTTCAGTTTGAGCTTTAGCATAATTATTAAAAGAATCTAATACATTTTTATAGGGAATTTTTGATGGTACTTCTTGAATTAATAAATTTGAATCATCTAATAATTCTTGAGCTTCATCTATTTTTCCTGCTTCGATTAATTTAGCCATTGGAAAACTCATCGCTTGCAATGCTTCTTCTTTTCCAAATGCTGCAAAAGGGTATGAGCCTATAACCCCTATAAGAACACTTGCTCCTCCAATAGTTAACCCTAACTTTCCTAAAAAGGCTTTGGTTAGTCCTGTCGATTTTGCATTAGTAGTAAATCTTGTAGCAACTGCTCTATTTCCAGCATTGAATATTTTTTCAACTCCTGTAGTTGCCTGTCTTCCAGCTATTGCTCTTTGAGTTGTAATAGTTGTTCCTTTTCTAATTAAATTTCCTGCTGCGTTCTTTCCTGTATTTAATGTTGTAGCAGTTCTAGTTATAACAGCTTTTCCTCCAACTTGTGCAGCTTTAGCTCCTAAAGCTCCTGTGGCTGTTCCAACGGTTGCCACCGTTGCTAAAGTACTTGCTAAAACTCCTGTAGTTTTTGTACTTCCCAAAACTCCTTTAATCTTCTCTCCAACTTTATCACTTTGCCTTAATCTTTTCGTTAAATCTTTTTGACTTTCTCCTTCTTTTCTACTAATTTTTCCCTTCTCATTAATTCCAGTTTCTTTAGTTTTATTCCTAGCTGCTGCTTGTGCTTCTTGCCTAGCTTTAATTGGAGCTGCTTCTTCTTGGGAAATTAACCTGATACTTCCTTTTTGTTTTTTCTTTTTATTCCAAAATGCCATTTAATAAAATTTGAATAAACCAAATGCTCCTTTTTTACTTTGTATAGATAACTCTTCTTTTAATTGAGTACAGAAAGCAATTCCAAAACCTGCAATAGCAAATCCTATACTAGTACAATTTATACTACCTGTAGAGAAAGCCCCAAAGAAAACTAAAGCTCCTGCTATAATTGAATTAATTATTACTTTTGGCTTAAGGATTTCTTTATAGGATAACATTTTAAGCTTGTTCTCCTACTTTTGTATTTCCTTCATCAATATTTGTTGGTCCATCTTTTTTATTATCTGATAATAATTCGTTTTCTAATGAGGCTGGAAATTCTAAATCAAATACTAAATTTATTTGTGAGAGAGCTTGTTCTTCAATATATAATTGGTCTTCTTCTACATTTTGCTGGAAAGCCAAATAAACTATGCTTGTAGCTTTTTCTGTAAATTCTGAACTTCCTCCGACAATGATTTGAGGTGTTTGTGATGTTTGGTAAAATTGTTTATTCAAATAATCTAACCAGGGTAAAGGGTTTAAAGTAGCATTTGGAGCTACTGCTAAAACTTCGGGTACAACAACATCTTTAGGAATATACATATTTTCTCCTTCTGAATGGGCTTTATCATTTGTTGCTTTAAATTTTGCAATTTCTGTAGTGTCATCAGTATCTAAATGAAATATCATTACTGGTTTAACGTGCCTTTGCATTAATGTTTTCATAGCTTTTTGAACTTCATGCTTTGCTAAAATTATCCATTCTAGAGAATCAATCATAGAAATTCCATGTATTTCATCAGCTACTCTATTTCTAGTTAAATGGAAAATTTCTTCCGGCTCAAAAAGTATAGATTTATCTCCCTCCGTTTTAGAGATTTGCTCATATCTTATAATTATTCCTTTAGGGTTAACAACAATTTTCATAACTTCGGGGTCTAGTGTTTTTATATTCAGTAAATTTTCTTCATCATCCCTAATAATTTCAGCATAAGAATCCCCTCCGATTAACATTGTTCTTAATAGGTTTTCTAGAATGGTATTAAAAGTATCGCTTCCTATTCCTTTAATTGTATCTAAAAGCATTGTAGTCTCTTCATCTGCCTTAAATCCTTTTCCAATAGTCCATGTAGCTCTAGCGTCGATAACACTTCTTAATTCAGGAATCATTTTATAATAAGCTAATTGTTGGGTCCAGTTGTCATTAATATAAGTTGTTTCTTTATCTCCCGTTGGTCCGTCGGTGTGTTGGGTTGCTACTGAATAATCTGATATAGCTCCGTCTAGGTTGCTCGAGACTGCTGAATCTATGTATGTTTCTGGCATTTTAAATTGTATAAGTTACTCTCCCTCCATAACAAGAATCATCATCTCCTAAAGTTATTTCTAAAACATATACATAAGTTGCATTATCTACTGTTCCATCTAAAATAGAGGTATCTTCAGTATTAGCAGTTGTTGTTGCAATAGTTGTAATGGCTCCTCCAAATTCGTATCTTTGTAATTTCCATGTATTTGTTGAATCACTTCCAGATACTCTAGCAGCAATTATAGTTGCTCCATCTGGAATTTGTATATTACAATAAACTGCTCTAGCTGTTCCAGTTTTATTTTGAATAGAATGAGCATTTCTTGCATGGTATTCTGATTCAAAAACATTCTGAAATTGACTTCCTGCAACACTTGCATATTTAGTTCCTGAAGTTGTAGGATTTGCGTTAGTTTCTCTAACGTCTCTTTGTCCGAATAAATTACCCCAATTAAAACTCATAAACTAAAACTCTCCATTATTTTATCAAAAGAAAAGAAGACACTTTGTTTTTTATCTTCAAAATCAACAGCAAAATTATTTCTAATCATTTCTTCATTAATATTCATTCCATTAGATAATATTTCTCCTATAATTCTTCCCCATTTACCCACTCTATTTTTAGGATTAACAATAATATTAACTTCTTCTCCTTCTATCAAATCAGTTAATTTTCTTTTACTTTCTTCTCCACCATTTTCAGATAATTCAGCTGCAGCAATATTGGCTAATCTTATTGTAGTTAAGAAACTTCTGAAATTAGTTGAAACTTTAATAGTATCCCCATCAATTACTTTAACAACTTTCCCTATAAAGTCTTCTGTAATTTGTTTATGGGGACTTTGAAAATATAATTCATTCATTTGATTATTCCTTAATTCAGGATATTTTTTAAAATCGTGTTTAGGCATTTTTAATAAAAGTCTCCTGTTTTTTATCTCTTAATAAAGATATTCCTCTTAATGCAGAATCTCTTAAAACTGTTATCATATCTTCTGCTTCTATCAAACTTGTATAACCACTCATATCAAATTGAATAACATAAATTGCAGCTAAATTAGATGATACTTCAGATAATATTTTCTTAACATCATCATTTAAAGTTGAATAAGTATCTGAGAAATTAAATCTTACAGCTACATTAATAAAACTTTCAGCTTGGGACATATAAGAATTTATATAAGCTTCTACGTTTGATGTTGCTGAAGCATTAGCTCCTGTTTTTTCTTGAACTTCAAGCGTTGTTGCGAATATTCCTGTGTCTGCCATGTTTTTTTTAATAAACGTAAATATTTAAAGTTTTGTCTTTGATACAATAAGCAGCCCTATTCAATGCTTCTACAATATGGGAATAATTCCCATAAATTCTTAACTTTCCATCTCCATAATCCATCTGTATACTTCGGAGAGAATGCAGTACTCTAGGGTCATCTAATAATTCAATATTTCCTTTTTCCATAAGATTTTTTAAATTAGCATAAAGAAATTCTTTTAATAACGGTTTGTATTTTTCCTTTCTATCTACTAATCTTTTTGCATTATTAATTGCCACAATCTTTCTTTTAGTTTGAATGTCCTCGAATAAAATATCAAAAACTCCTACTCCCAATCCTCCATCATCAATATATATTTTTTTATGTTTCATACTTCTATCTTTATGAATAATCAGCCTCGCTGTATCAGTTAAAGTTTGAGCGTCAGGGATTGTTAAATCATATTGTACCAATTTCTTTTTATTAATTCTATCCACAGAAGTTAAAACAGTTTCATCTCCTCCCATTCTTGCAACATCTATTCCTTGAAAAACATTTCCTATTGGAAGGTGTTTTTTTACTTTACAACACATTTCTATTAAACTATCTGGAAAATATCTTTGAATCCCCCCTACAAATAATCCTTCATATTCTTGTTGATATTGTAATTTAGTCATTCTCTCTTTTTCATCATCTAGGAAAT